ATGGAGGGAGTGCGGGCCGTGCGGGAGAGCCCGGCGGCGGCGCGGCCGTGCCCGGAAGACGTCTACCGGTTGGCAGTCGCTGGGGCTGACGCGAGGACGCGTCTGGCCATCCGCCTGGCGGGCGAGGCGGGTTTGCGGCGCGCCGAGGCGGCGGCCGTCTTCCCGGCGCGCGACCTTGTGCGGGGCATCGGCGGGGCCGAGCTTTTGGTGCACGGCAAAGGCGGCCGTGAAAGGGTGTGTCCGGTTTTGGACAATTTTGCGAGGGAGCTTTCCGTGTACGCCGAGGGCGGCTGGCTGTTCCCGGGCCCGCTTGGGCATCTGACGGCCGGAACGGTCGGCAAGCTCGTCTCGGACGCGCTTCCGGAGGGGTGGTCGATGCACTCGCTCAGGCACCGTTTTGCGACCGTCTGCTACGCCGCTTCAGGGGACATTCGGGCGGTCCAGCAGCTGCTCGGGCACGTCTCGGTCGCCACCACTCAGCGCTACGTCGCCGTCGACGCGGCGCGGCTGAGGGCGGTTGCGGCGTCCGCGGCATAAAAAGAAGCGCCCCGCGTGTTTGCGGGGCGCTTCTTTGTCACTTTATATTGTCGGTGATCGCTTTCCAGAAGGCGTCGTAGTCGTCTTCGATGTAGAAGAAGTACTGCCCCCCCTCGGTCGTGTCCGATTTGATTACGGCGTCTTGGATGGCCTCGACGTCATAGTCATTCGGATAGCCGTCGCAGCTGTTGGCCAGCTCGTAGTCGAGGGCTTCCTCGGCGTCTTGGCGGGTGGTGTAGCGGTTGTCGGCCATTTGCCTTTTCCTTTCTCCTATCGGCCGGGCCTTTCCCGTCCGATGTATATAGTCTATACACATTCTTGCGGGATGTCGCTGTGGGCACCGCCTCCGCACAGGAGTGGCCCCCGGGTCCGCTTGGGCGGCCGGGGGCCTGAAAGGAAAAGGCCTCATTGGTTTTAACTGATTCCCAGTCGGCCAATTCTCGTTAAGAGTCTAGCACTTTGCCTTCGAGTCGCGCCACTCTTTCGCGCACGTCGGCGTTGACTGCCTCTTGTGCGCGGCGGAAGTCTCCGAGCTCGTGGCCGAGGGCTCCCCGCATTTGCCGCATGTCGTCGCGCATATTGTCTTGCGCGATTTCGATGCGGTGGACGGCGTCCTTCAGCGAGGAGCCGTGGTTGGGCTCGACTTGCTCGCGCACGGCCGCCGAGTCGTGCTTGATCCGCCGCAGCTGCGGCAGGGCCAGGAGGAGCGTGGCCACTCCCCCGAGCCCGCCGAGCGCGGTGATGATCGGGGCGATCTCATGCACTAGGCTCGCCTCTGGTTTTGGTCGCGTCGTACAGGCCGGAGGCGGACAGGCCGAGGATGAGCCCGGAGGCGGCCGCTTCGGTCAGGGCGCGCCCGGAGGCGGGGCCTGTGACGGCGGCGGCGAGGACGGCGGCGGCGACGCCGACGATGACGGCGGCCAGGGAGCCGAACCGGGAGGGCAGGCCGAGGTCTTTGAGGAGGTTGACGACGGCCAGGACGGCGGGGACGGTTGCGATTGCGAGGACGGGGGTCATTGCTTGTTCTCCTTTTTGACGTGCAGGCCGAGCTCGACGTCCGCCAAAGCGCGGTTGACTGCGGCTTCGATTTTCCCGGCGACGTTGACGTCGCCGCTGTTGGCGGCCAGGGCCTCGAGGGCGGCGGTGTTCGCTTGGGAGCGGGCCGCGGCGAGCCAGGCGTTTTTCGCGATCGGGTCGAGCGCTTCGAGGATGTGATCGCACACCTGATATAGGTGGTTGAGTTTTTCTTCCTGTTGAGGGGTCATTTCTTCGCTTTCTGTCAGGCTCCCGCGTCCGGCGCGGGAGACGATGGAGGGTATTTGTCTGACGCGGGCCGGGCCGGGGCAGACTTTGCCGACGGCGCCCGACCATCGTTCGCCGCCGGTTTGGGAGATTCCGGCGGCGTTTTGCGTGCGGGTGGCTGGGACGCCGAGGGCGTGCCAGCCGACGCCGCGCTCGGACGTCTTCGAGGAGGACATGAGCCGCAGCGGGTACCCGTAGTGCGCGCTTGTCTCGGCGATGATACGGGCGAGGGAGGCCTGCTGCGCATCGGTCCATTGGCCGTCGGCCTGCCCGGCGGTTTCGACGCTGATGCATCGGGCGTCCCCGGCGACGGAGGCCCAGGAGACGCAGTCGAGGTCGATGTACTGTTCGACGGTGCCGTCGAAGCGGACGTACAGGTGCGAGGAGGCGCGGGCGGTGGGGTTGGAGAACCATCCGTGGAGGGAGGCGGTGTTCGAGGCGGCGACGTGGAGGATGGTCCCGTCGGTGCGGGCGCGCGGGCGGGGCGTGTAGTTGATGGAGAGGGGTTTGTGGACGGCCCAGTCGAGCCAGTATGCCATGTTGTTTGTCTTTCTTTATCCGTAGGGGTTGACGCCGTTGAGGAGCATGAGTTCGTAGGTGACCTCCCAGCGGGACGGCGTGAGCTTGTGCTTGATTTTGGAGATGTGGTAGTTGGCGGTGACGCCTTCGTGGTCGCCGAAGCGGCCTTCGTGGCGTATGCAGTGGCCGATGTCGAGGTAGACGGCCCAGGCGGCGAGCCAGGAATCGTCGATCCCGGCGTCGGCGTCGTAGGGAACGAAGGTCACTTCCTTGATCGCCCGGACGGGCGTGTACCTGCCGAAGATGCGGAATCCGGCGGTCGCGGCCGCGTCGGTTATGGTCGGGCACATCATGTCGACGCGGGCAGTGCGGCGCCCGTAGGCGTCGGTGAACTGGTTTTTCACCCGAGTGGTCTCCGTGAGAGCCTCGACTTTCCCGTTGACCTTTTTCAGGGAGTGATTTGTTATCTCGAGCTCGGTGATGAGTTCGTCGGTGAGGAGCTTGACGGAGTCGGCCAGGGGCGAGCGGTACAGGTGGGCCTGTTCCGGGTCGGTTGTGAAGGTGATCTTCGGCTGGTCGTCGAGCCAGCCGTCGATGACGACAGTGCCGTCGTTGACCCACCACATGAGAGGGACAGAGTTGCAGATCATGTCGAGCCAGGCCACGTAGGACCCTTCCATGATCGCGCCGCTGACCTCGAACTTTTTCACGTCATAGCCCTTGATTGCGTGAACGTTGAGCCTGATGTCCGTGCTTTTCCGGATGAGGTCGTCGATGAAGTTGATCCATGCGTGTCTTCGGCCGACGTCGCCGACGCCGGCGTTCATTTGGTAGCGGGTACGCCCGGCGAGGTCGTAGACGGCGTCGTAGACCTTGAGTGTGTACAGGTCGCGGCGGAGTTCGCCGACGGCGGCGGACATGTTTGTGTCCACGGCGGGGCGGCCCATTCTCGGGCGGCCCTCGAACATTCCCTTGAAACCGGGGGTGAACAGTTTGATTTTTTGTGTGGAGATCATCTCGTCGAGCTTGCGGGCCTGTTCCCATTCGGGGCCGAGGCCGGCGTGGAAGTCTCCCGCGGAGGGGAGGATTTCGGCGGTCAGGACGCCGAGGGAGCCGCGGGCGATCGCCCCGTCCCAGTCCATTCCCCGCTCGAACTCGACTTTCCTGCACATGGGCCACAGGTCGGTGGTTTCGTTCCCGTCGGAGTTGTAGAGGAGGAGACTCCATTCGCTCATGTAGCTCGGAAGTTTGTTTACCATGAGCGGCCTACCTGGGATTTGTATTGCTGGAGGGCGGAGGCGATCGCGGCGCCGACGTCGGCGGTGGGGTTGAGCGTGTTGACGGTGACGTTGATGACCGGGGCGCGCACGCCGGCCGCGCCGTGTGCGCCGGCGGCGGCCGGGAGGGGGACGGTCAGGGAGCCGAGCGCGCCTTGCCAGTCGGGCTCGGTCAGGAGGCCGTAGAGCCCGGCGGCGGCTTTCTCGACGGCGTCGTACTGGCCGACCATTCCCTGGGCGAATCCTTGGACGGTGTAGCGGCCGAGCTCGGCGAAGACGCGGGACGGGGAGGAGATGCCGAACAGACCTTTGATTCCGTCGACGATTCCGCCGAAAAAGTCTTTGATTTTCTGCCAGAGCCATTTGGCCAGGGCGACGATGCCGTTCCAGAAGCCGCGAACGGCGTCCTTGCCGATCTCGACGAATTCGCGGCCGATGTCGCCGATTCCGTTGACGATGTTCTTGCCCCACTCGACGGCGGTGTTCCACAGGGTGGAGGCGATGTTTTTGATGCCGTCCCAGATTTTGCCGGGCAGGCTCGCGAACCAGCGGGCGACGTTTGCGACGCCTTCGGCGACCCACTGCGCGAAGCTCTTCATCGCGTCCCAGACCCAGCCGGCCAGTTTGCCGAACCACTCGGCGACGTTTGCGACGCCTTCGGCGACCCACTGCGCGAAGGCCTTCATCGCGTCCCAGACCCAGCCGGGCAGTTTGCCGAACCACTCGGCGACGGTGCGCACGATTGCGATGATCCGGCCGACGGTGTTGTCCCACAGCCAGCCGACGACGGCGACGACGCCCTTGTAGAGCCCGGTCCACAGGGCGACCGCCATGTCTTTCAGCCACGTGAAGTAGCCGACGACGCCGTCGACGATCCATTTGACGACGGCGACGATCCCCTTGTAGAGCCCGGTCCACAGGGCGACCGCCATGTCTTTCAGCCACGTGAAGTAGCCGACGATTGTGTCGATTACCCATTTGACGGAGGCGACGAAGACGTCTTTGAGCCAGCCGAAGAAGTCTTTGATCGCTCCCCAGATGGTGTTCCATGCGCCGACGACGGCGTCTTTGAATCCGTCGAAGCCGCCTTTGGCGACGACGAAGTATCCGACGAGCGCGGCGATCGCCGTGACCAGGAGGGTGATCGGGTTGGCGGCCGTGATGACCATGAGCGCTTTTTGCGCGAAGGTCATGCCGTTCGTCGCCACTGTCCACAGGACGTAGGCGGCTTTGGCTTTGCCGACGGCGGCGGTGACCAGGCTGATCCCGGTGCGTGCGGCGGCGATCCCGGCCTGGGCGGTTTTGAGCGTCTTGTAGGCCAGGACGGCCCCGCCTATGGCTCCCGCGAGGCGGGCGATGACTTGCCGGTGGGAGGCGGCCCAGGCGGCGATTTTCAGGGCGTAGGGCAGCAGCTGGGCGACGATGGACAGCATTCCCCCGGCGGCCGGGACAAGCAGGCCTTTCAAGGAGACGGCGATGTCCTTGATCGCGGGCCACCAGTCGTTTCTGAACGTCGTGGCGGCGCGCTTGACGCCGGGGACCAGGCTCCCCTGTATCCAGCCGTCGAGCTTGTCGAAAGCCGGGCCGGCTTTCTCGCCGACCCAGCCGACGACTTTCGAGACGACGGGCAGGAGGGTTTGCCCGAGCCGGGCGGACAGGTCCGTGAAGGTGGCTTTGAGGACCTGGACCTTGTGGGCGAGGGTGTCTCCCTCGCGGCCGAACTTGCCGTGGAAGTCCCGGGTTTGCTCCATGATGAGCGAGAGCGTGGCGGCCTGGGTGGCCTCGTTGGACAGGGCTCCGCCTACTTTTTTGAAGCCGAGCTCGGCCGCCCTCGCCTCGATCGCGGACTGCTTGAGGCTCACCCCGTAGCGCTCGATCGGGTCCCTCTCGCCCTTGAGGGCCGAGGAGATGGCTTGGACGGCCTCGGTGGTCGAGCCGCCGAACCCGGCCGACAGGTCGGCGCCCAGGGAGATGAGGTCGCGGGATTTGCCTGCGAGCTCGTCAAAGCTCGTTCCGCCGTTTTTGAGCTGCGTGCCGATGACGGTCGCCAGCTCGTAGTACTCGTTGCGCGACAGGCCGAGGTCCTTGGCGGCTGAGGAGGCGTAGCCGTGGACGGATTTCGCATTCTGCTTGAACACGTCGTCGACGGTCCCGGAGGACTGTTCGAGGTCGGATGCGGCCTTGACGCCGGCGGCGCCCATCGCCGCGGCGGCCGTGCCGGCCCATTTGGCGGCCTGTTTGAGCTTCTCTCCGAGGGCGGCGACGCCGTGGCCGAGGCGGGTCAGCCCGGAGGCGTCGCCGAGGGCGGCCATTTCGCGCTTGAACTGGCGGGTCTCGGCCAGGACCGAGACGACGACTTGCTGCTTTGCCATGTCGGCGAACCTCCTCTCTCTTTAGCGGCGTTTGTCGGCTTTGCGGGCCGCGGCGACGATCGCGGCCCGCTCAGCGAGGGTCATTGGCCAGTAGTCGGCTGGGGACCAGTGGTAGGCGCAGGTGAAGGCTCCGAGGTCTCGGAGCCGGGATCGGGGGATTTTCCCTGGATCGCCCGGACTCTCGCCAGGAGCTCGGCGACGGCCGGGGCGGGGGCCGGGGCCGGGGCGGACGCGGCGGCGTCGATGACGGCCTGGGCCTGTTTCATGGACAGGCGCTCGGCCTCTTCGAAGGCGAGGGGCGCGCCGAGGCGGCGGGAGGCGGCGACCGACAGGGCGATCATGGATTCGCTCATGTTCAGTTCGTCGAAGCCTCGGCCGAGCTCGGCCTCGAGCTCAGCAAGTTCGGCCATGGACAGAGAGTCCATGAAAGTCGCTTTTGTCATTGTGTGCTCCTTTAGAGGTTGTTTTTGTCGAGGATGGTTTGGATTCCGTCGGCGAGCTGGCGGACCACGTCGCCTTGGCGGGCTCGGACCGCCTCGGCGAGGAAGGGCCGGGCGGGGATGCGGCGGGCGGGCCACCCGTAATGGATGACGGGCCCGTAGGGGATGTGTTTGTATCCTGCGCGGACGACGGCTTTGGTTTTGCCGCGTCCGGCGCGGATCGAGGCGCGCAGCGCGCCTGTTCGGACGGGGGTGCGGGCGCGGGCCGTGCGGGCGACGTTCTCGCCGATGGAGTGCATGAGGTCCCGCATGTCGGCCGCGTCCGCCCCGGCGGAGGCGAGGGCGCGCAGGGCCCGGTTGAGGCCGGTGACGCGCAGGCTCACTCCCCCTTCGGAAAGGGAGATGTCCGCGCTCACTTCGTGGTCTTCTTTTCCCAGGTCTTGACTTTGAACTCGACTTCGACGGTCGAGTCGTCGTCGCCGGCTTTGATGCCGAGCTCGGGCCGGAACTTCGGAAAGTCGAGGGTTCCGACGAAGTGCGGCAGCGCGGCCGAGGGCTCGGCGTTGCCGCCGGGGGCCAGGCGGAAGGGGACGTCGCGTTTGTCTGGGTTGTCCATGAGGACCTGGTGAAAGCTCGCGGCGTCGAGGGACTGAACGATCGTGATCTCGAGGATGCCCTGGCCGGTGTTGCCGGCCTGGGCGTCGGCGAAGGTGATCGTCCCGGCGTCTTTCTTTTCCTCCTTGTACTTGTATTCGGAGACCTCGGCCGAGTACTCCTTGGCGTCGACGGTGATGCTGAGGGTTTTGCCGGATAGGCGCTTGACGGCCATGGGTTAGCCTTCTTCCTTAATATCGGTGGGGTTGGTGACGGTGATCGCGGCCGCGGGGAAGGTTGCGGCGGTGGTCGGGTCGGTCAGGGCGTAGGGCTCGGACACGTCGTCGATGTGGGCGACGGCGTACAGGGCGGGCAAGGCCTTGTCGAGCGCGTCGGGGAGCCACTCGGTGGCCGCGGGGGCGGTCGCTGCGGGCGGGGCGGTCAGGGTGATCTTCCATGTCGAGTCGAGGGTTCCGGTGAACGCGGTGGTTTCGCGGACCTTCGACCCGGCGAGTTCGAGCCAGGCGAGGCGGCCGCGGGGCGCGTCGGGCGGGGCGGCCAGGACGGTCGCCGTTCCAGCCAGGGCGACTGTGAGGGCGTCTGCAAGCTCGCTGCGGGCCGTGCGGAGGCTCATGCGAACCCCCCGGGCAGGTAGGGGGTCAGGAGCGGGTAGGCGGCTCTCAGTGGGTCTCTGGCGAGTCTGACGGGAGTTCCGTCGAAGCCGCCGGGGGCGAAGATTCCGCCGGGCGCCCGGGAGCGGGTGTGCAGCTCCCGGGCGACCTCGAGGCTGGCGAGCTCGACGATCCTCGCCGGGACCGAGACGGCCCCGATGTGGCGCTCGACGAGCTCGCAGGCCGCGGCGGCCATTTCGTGCCATGCGGCGAGGGCGTCGCCGCCGGGCGCGGCGCCGTCGGCGGCGGCCGCCTCGGTGTGCAGGCGGGG